GACTGCGCCAATATTCCAATAAGTCGCTGGTATGCCGTAATCTGTGTCGATTGATTTGAGTAATGCCATGTTTTATCCTACTAAAAGTCTGCGAGTTGTACCACCTGAGTCTTTGATGGTGATGTAGCCTGCTACTGCTAATAAAGCACTTGCTGTATATGTACCAAATGAAAGAACACCCGTTCCTTTAGGTGTTAGGTTTATGTCTATGTTTGCATCAGTTCCGCTTACGTTTGTTACTGCGCTAATAGTTGGGCCAGCACCAGCCGCAGAGCCTGTAACTTGAATTGCATTACCAGTATTAACCGCACTTCCTGTACTTATCTTAAAAGCATGATTGTTACCACCACCAATATTACCAAAGGCAAGAATTCCAGACACGCCTTTTGCTTGAAATGTCATGCTGACAGAAGAATCCGAACCTTGAGCGGAAATTGCAGGCGCTCCACCAGTAGCCGCACCCGTCATTTGTACATAGTTAACAGCAGAGGCTGTGTGGGATATATTAAATTGCGTAATAGCACTAGATGCAGAATTTGTTTTAAATGCAATTGCCGCCGCAGCACTATTTTGAACAATTGGCGTTGTAACTGATGTAGTGCCTGATAAAGTAGTAAAAGTACCAGCCACCGCCGTAGTTCCACCAATAACACCATTGTCTATCGTCACACCACTTAATCCACTTACAGTAGAACCAAGGGCTTGTGCAGTAGAACCAAAGGTAATGCTTGAGTTGGTTAACTTTGCATTGGCAATAGAACCAGCCAACATCGTGTTGGTGACAGTTCCTGTATCGGTTGTGTATACACCATTGGTAACAGTTCCTGCATTACCACCAATCGACAAGTTAGTTACTGGTGTAGTTGATGCAACAGTAAAAGGCGCAGTTCCTGTGGCTACTGTGGAAGTTACAGTCGTAAATCTTCCTGTGCTTGCAGTTGTACCACCAATAGCGGGTGGGCTAGATAGGTCTAATGTTCCACCAAGAGTTAAGTTACCACTACTTGTAACAGTGCCTGTTAATGTAATTCCGTTAACAGTTCCTGTACCCGATACGCTTGTAATTGTGCCTGCATTTGGAGTTACCCAAGTTGGTGCGCTTGTGGCGTTTGACTGTAAGAGCTGCCCCGCAGTCCCTACTTGGCCATTAAACGCTACCGACCCATTGGTATTGATCGTCATTGCATCCGTAGTGCTAACAGCACCATTGATGATCATGCTTATCTTTTGGTTATCCCAAGACCCTATGACTAGAGGGCCACCATAGGATTCAACAAAACTTGCCAATGGCGTAGAAAACCCGTTATTAGGAAATCCCGCAGCCGAGTAACTGTAATTAGAGTTGTTTATTCCCAATTCTGCGTAAGCAGTATGCAAACCATCGTTGACCGCATAACTTGCATAACTGGTGTTTGCTGAACTTGTGTTTTGCAGGCTTGTATAAAGATATAACGGCTCACTTGCCGTAAACCCTGCTATCACGCCTGAGTCTGTGTGTGCTGTGGCATCGCCTACATTCAAAGAGCCAACATTGGTTGTGCCAGTTGTGTAAGGAATCAATACCCGATTGTTAGCATCTTCATTGACCGATTTGCTTGCAGGGTATGTGACAAACACATCCTTAGAGCCTGCGCTGAAATTGACCTTAGACCCACTATTGGAAGACGCATAAATTGTGTCCCTTGATAGCGTTCCCCCGTAGTAAGTCCCAATCCCAACTTCCCACTCTGCCCCTCGGTTGATCGTGTAATAAGTTGTGTTGTTGTTGCCAATAACCGCAAATGACTGAAATCCTTGTACCGCGCCATCTAGAGTTATCGTGCCTGTTCCCGTTGTTTGGGTGGTCTCCCTGACCCGATCAGCAAGAATTAGACTCATACTGTTTCAACCCCAATAACTAAGCCATCAGCACCCCTCACAACCTTTTTAGGCGCATTGAGTTTCTGCATCGCTTCGCCAATGTTTTGCATGGTCTGTCCGTGTAGGTTAGCCATCTGGTCGTGCATTTGAGCCATCTTGTCCATCGCTTGAATGATCGTCCCACCCAGTTCGTTGGTGATCTGAGCAGACGCAGCTTCGATAACGGGTAAATCAACGCCAGGGTTGCTTCCGATTCTCGCCACCATGATCTTGGTCGCAGCGTCCAGTTCGGCTTTCCAACGCTCGTATTCCTCTTTGCCTTGCATTTCACGGGCTTTGACTTGTAACTCGTTGTTGGCAAGTTGTTGGGCAAATTGCTCTTTCATCTGCTCTCTCTGCATATCCACTTGCGCTTGCGCTTGCAACATCTGCATCTCAAAGTCTGCCTTGACTTGTTCAAGTTGAGCCGTTGCCTGCATCTTCATCTGCTCGGTCTGGGCTTGGGCTTGCATACGCATCTGCTCGGCTTGCTGTTCAGCCTGTAACTTGAGCATCTCAGGGTCTTGTTGAGGCGGTTGCTGTTGTGCCATCTGTGCTTTTTGTTGTAAGGCTTGCATGGCTTGCTCAATAGACGATTCAAGACTGCGACCAGCCCTAAATCTGCGTACTGTAAATAAAAGCATCTCACCAAACAAAGGCAACATCTCTGGGGCTTGTTGCACCATAGGTAGCCCGTTTTGCAAGAACCCTGTAATAGCCTCAATCGCCTCCACCGCATTCTGTTTCTCGGCTTGCTCGTCAATCTGGGCTAGGGTATCTGCCTCGACTTGGATGTGGAAGTCTCGAATCGTGCTGTTTGAGAGCATTTGCACCGCAGCTTGCAACAATTGCGGATTCTGACCCTCTGGAGTGTTCATCACCCCAGACATCTCAACAATCAACTCTGGTGGATAGAACTTACAGACAATCTGCGCCTTGATGCGGAACAGATCAGTAGCAAACCTCGCCACATCGCCTTGTGTAGCCCTTAATCTCAGGCTACCAAAGTTGGCTTTGAGTTGTTGAGCACCTAGAGTCTCGGATGCGTTGGTAGCACCACGCAAAATGTCCGATATTCCACAGATTTCGTAGATAGACTGCTTAACAACCTCTCGGGATTGATAAAGTTGCTGTAAGGTCTTGATGATTGCGCTCGTGTCGAGCATATCAATCGCGCCTTTTAGCCCACCCTTCTCGCTCATGGCTGCCCACGCAGTCACGGGGAACAGTTTGTTGTCCACGCCCTCTGTGAATAACCGCCCAAGTTCCTTAAACTCAGCGTTAAACACACCGACCGCCTTACAAGCCTTCACAAGCAAGTAAATGCGCTGTGTCAGGTTGTCTAGTTCTTGGGCTTGGTCTTCATATTCGCAGTAGTCTGGTACTGGAATCATCGACCCGTTGGTTGTTGTGGCCAATAACGGCTTTGGACAAGGGAAAAACCCCTCTAATTCGAGAGGGTCATCACGCTCATCTAGTGCTTGGGGGTATCCCTTGGCAACCCAACACACTTTTTTAGTGCGTTTGTTCCATATTTCAGCGACTTTAGCCTTTTTCCCATAGGTCGCTTTTGCGGTCATGGGGTTTTTAGCGTCTATATCGTCATTCTGGTCGTGTAATGGCACATTCTTGAACACATCACCAAAACGCTCGATGCCCTCTTCGGGTGTCATGTAAACCCAACGGCTTACCCACCACACCTCGTCCCATGTTCGGGCGGGTGAATGTAAGAAATCTGTCCAATAGACATAATCCACAGGGCTATGCGCTGAATCTACGCGCTCGACTTCCTCTGTGTTGGTGATCTCAATGCCTTCGTCTGGCTCGATACCTGTCGCAGCTTCTGGTGGCTCTTGTCCAACAATGATTGGCTCATAGCGCACCCACGCAGTACCGCGACCAGGCAATAGGCGGTCTTGCACCACGCCTTGCATTGCAGAGTCAAAGTCACCAAACTGGGTTACCTCATACTCGATTACGCGCTCTAACATCGTAGAGGCTAATCGACCTACGGGGTCTTGATCGCTATATCTACGGGAGACTTCTGGTTTTGCCATGCGTCCGTAGAGCGCGGGAAACAGCACAGAGATGTTTGACCACAGGATGTTGAACTTCATCCTTGGCATCTCAATGGCATCGCGCTCGTCTCGGTAGCGTCTTACTACCTTCTTACCGCGCTTTTCCCACTTGTCAAAGACCTTGGTGGCTTTGTCTAGTTGGTCGTGCCAGAACGGGCCTTGATCTTCCTCATAAGCCCCATCATCGTAGGCGTTCTCGTACATATTAGCCTGCGTAGAAGAATGTCACATCCAAAGTGCCACCAATGGTTGCGTAAAGATTGACACCCACATTCGCAGGGAATCTGTGAAAGCCGATTGCTGGAGTAATCGTGCCACTCATTACAGTTCCGCTTGCGCCACCATCTCGTAGGACTAGCGTTCCGCTTGATGTGTTATTCACATAGAAACCGATGAGTTGACAAGCCCCTGTCGAGACCGCCCCCGTTGCTGTGATGTTCTTATATCCACCTACTTCTGCTACTGGTTGGCTCATATCCGTTCCTCTTTATGTGTAGTTTCAAAATCCCACAATTCGTCTAGCGTAATCGTCTGTAAAGTCTTCCCTTTGGGTTGGGGTTCGTTTGACTTGTCTTGTCGATACGCGACTGCAAGCATTCTAAACGCATCTGCGGGGTGTGAACACCAATCATGCCTTGGAGTTTGACGAAAAGTTTTCTTGTCCTCATCATATTCTCTTTGGTACTGTCTGAGTGCCTCTAGCCCCTCATCACAGATCGGGTCAAAGTAGCACTTAGGCAGAATCATCCTTACCGCCTGTATCCCGTCCTGTACCCCGATCTCAGGCACTATGGCTAGTTTGCCCATCCCACCAAGGTGGTTGGCTAGTTGTTCAACAATAGACTTGCCACCCGATGCAAGGGTCTTGGCTCTAGCGTCATGGGGTAGAAAGTGCTTGGTGTACCGATAGCCCTTGCTGTTCACAACATTGGCTATTTCCTCGATGGATGCGCCTGAGACCGCGTAGTAGTCCATCACATGAATCTCACCCCTGACTACTTGATACCACCAGATTGCGGTGTCATCTCGATAGCCTAAGTCCCACGCTGTGAATACTGGTGCATCTGGGTCAAACTTGAGGTCTCTGACTCTGCCCTCGGTATCTACTTGGCGCATCTCTTGTCCGTAGAACGCCCCGAGGATAGCTGCCTCAAATGAGCACTCATATTCTTGATCGTACTGGTCTTGGCTTAATTGCTCACGCGCTGCCCTCAGTTCCGAGTCTGCCAATATCTTTGATACTGTGGCTGGCAGGCGTAGCAAGAACCAATCAGGGGTTGCTTGGCTAACTCGATATATGTCGTGAAACTGATTCTTTCCCTTGGGTGTACCGCCAAACACAGCCCATCCGAGCCTGTCTGACAGCGTAGGGCGTATCACATTACCCCACACGCTAGGTTTGAAGTCTCCGTATTCGTCTAGGTATACCCCGTTAAATCCTAGTCCACGCATGGCATCTGCGTTATCTGAGCCAAATAGTCTGATCTTTGCCCCGTTAACCAGTTCGACTGTCAAGTCGCTCTCGTTGGTGCTCTTACTTACTGGTTGGGCATAGAACTTTAGGTAATCCCACGCTACCGACTTGGCTTGACTTCTGAATGGGGCAATGTAGGCGTACTGTGCTCTCACCCCACCCTCGGTTAGTGCTCTGCGTATTAGGTCATTGATAGCTGCGACTGTCTTGCCTGCTCTGCGGTGTGCTACCAAACAAGACCATCTCTCCGTCCTTTGGTGAAAGGGCATGAACGCCTCTCTAGGCGCATAGGGGATGGTTATTTCTCTGATGCCCATTTAATTACCAAGTCCCCACCCTCTGCGCCCGTTAGTTCGTGCTTCTGGGTTTCTGCCCATTTCATTTGTGTCTTTGTCCACCATATAAGGCTTGTGGTGTCTCCACCCACGGCTTTGCTATACAGCGTCTTGGCTATCTGTCCGTTGGCTTTGGCTTTACCTAAGTCCAATTCCTCGCGGTAATACTTACGCAATGTTTTGTCATCTATACCTACCAATAAGGCTATTTGC